GTCTAAGACTCTTTATTTTCGTTTTCATACTGTTTTTCATGTGAACTTCTGATGAACCGCAGCCGACCTAGCTCGGTAAAACACTACGTCGTTCAACGACGTCCCTTACGCTTCTTTTTCTTCGGCGCTGCCTGGCGGCCTTGGCCGCGCATAGCATTGAACCAGGAGAACATGTCAGACATGTTTGGAGCCTGTTCTTGAGTAACTCCAACAGGAACGATGGAATTTGGCGTCGCCAGAGGCGCGGATGGCGCAGCATAGGTCTTAGCGAAAGACCCTATGCCGGCCACGCCCTTACTCGCCATTTGCGCGAGCGGGTGTGGGATCATGCCCAATGCGGGGGCTACAAACTCTGACACTTTACTAACAGCGCTCGCGAACCAGTCGCCTAGGCCGTTCTCCTTCACCATCACTCCGGGAGGTAGTGTGGACATTGCTGTGGAGTAGCATTGCATTGCCCTCACATCCACGCCGGGGGAGGGTCGAGCCAATACTGTCAGATCCGTCTCTTGCGAGTCGGGGAAACGTTCTACATAATAGACAGCTGTTATTGCCAGTGTCGTTTGTTGACTTAGGCCCGTAAAGTAGAGCCCACTTATGTTGAAGTCGTCTGTGTATACCATCGAAGGTCCGGTGGCCAAGCCACCCAGATTGCTTTGCATGGTAGGGATGACACCCAAGGTGTCTTCTGATCCCTCGATGGCATCATTTGCCAACATTGGTATATGGAAAGTCTCTCCCTCAGTATGGAGATCCAGAGTATTCAACGTGCTTACGCAGTAGCCGCCTTCCTTGGCGTGCCATTGACGTGACCCTGCCAAGAGCATGGCCTCGGCCGCCGACGTGGGCGGAGCGTTGATTTCTCTAACCGTAGCGGCGCCTATGACAACGCCTGATGGTTTGTGGATGGTCCAAGCCTGCCCACTAGTATGGGCAACTGGGGATCGATAGGCTATAACTTGGCCTTGAACATTAAGTTCTGAGGTTGTATTGACAACCTCGAAGCCCTTCGCAATCACGCGAGCGCTTCCTTGCATGTAGCTGTCAGGGAGAGTGATCTGCCCTGGTACTGCAGTACCTATGGTCAGGGGAATAGGTGTGCCAGACGGAGAAGCAAGGGCGGTAACCCCCGCGAAGCTCGGCTCTGTGCCGATTGTGCCAATCTCGATAGTGTTGCCACTGATGGTGACAGCTGTTGGCGTACCAATTCCTGCCGTGTCGGTCGGGAACGAGATGATGTTGCAGTCCCAGTTGCCCGTCGGGATTGAGGCCGGGACTGCGATTTGGATGGTTTGTTTGACGACTTGGACAATGGACGCCGAGACGTTGATGTCGGGGTAGCCGTCACAGTACGTGTCACTGTCGTGGAACGGATCGAGGGCGACCTTGAGCCATTCTTTCCCTGATTGGGAAAGGTACTTTTGGTCGTGGAGCTTTTCGAGGTATTGATCGGCATTTTCTTTTGCCATTTGGAAAATGTGTTTGCCGTGGTGGAAGTCTTCTTTGTAATAAAATTTCGCTTGGGCCCCTCGCGTATAGCGGGCAAGAGCGTTGAAGAGAATATGGATGGGGATTGTTAGTCCAAGAGCGTAGGGGCCTAAAGCCACGTTCAATCCATAGTTGATAATGTGCATGGCTGCGGCCGGTAGGGCTCGCCAACCAAATATTGGTAGATTGTGTATCAACTCGGCAGTCACAATTTGTAGTGTAAAGTACGGAAACCTCGTTAAAGTTCCATCGAAGGCTGTTCTAGCTAACTCCTCGAGAATGGGGGCAACGATAAGCTCCCCAGCCCAACTAGGCATGCCTCGTGACTCGAGGTAATTGCCTGTTTTGGCTATGGCGAAAAGAGTCGCCCATGCTCCGAAACTCATTAAGCCTCTATTTGTCCAAGAGGGATCAATGCGTGCAAACGCACTGGGAAGGCCACACTCCTCAGTTAACGAGAGGTCCTGTGTAGGCCGGGCACTTCCTATGATGTCGATTTCGTGCATGACCTGCAACAGCGGGCATCGAATCACCGCTGGCAGTCTTGTAACGGAATTGATGGTCTCCATCGCTTCGATACAATCTTGTTTCCCCACGCCGTAGACGTGCATATAATCATCCCATATCCTGTCCGAAAAGCGGATTGCTTGTCCGCGTTTTATGCCCTTGGTCAGGGGAGGCTCTTTTGGTGTGGCACCAGCTGTGAGCATTTCGTGCATGGCTATGAATTCCCGAGCGACGGGTAGATGATTCACGGAAGCCTTGATCCCTAAACATATTCCTTGTACATGTTGATCAAGCTTGCGCTCTGCTCTATCTATCAGAGAATAAAACAGCTTGGGGAGCAGTTTGCCAGGTTTGGGTCCAAAGGCAAAGCCGCTAGGCGTTGAAGCAGACCAGAAGCGGCCGCTACAGAACTCCATGTCCACACGGGTGGTACTCACGGATATCTTGGGGCGGAAACCGGCCAATTTGTATTCATGCTGAAGAGCAAGAACGATCGATCGGCACTGCGCACGCCTGCACACGATGCCACTATCATCTCCGCCAACGATTGCCGAAACGTTGTCGAATTGGCAGACAGCTTTGACTATCACGCCTCCTACTATGGTAGTGTTACAATGAGTTGTCTCACTCTCGCCGCTTTGTTGGCCGCGGTCGATACCAAATTGCTGTTGATCTGCTGAGTGACCACGAGTGGTGACTCCGTCGTCCGATATTTGTCTTTGAACCGGATCGATCTCAAAGTGCTCAGCCATGTGATCATGGTAGGCATCTCGCGCTTCATGCGCTACGCTCGAGTCGAGGCGAATAGCGTCAGTACTAATGTACGCTATTTCGTCTTCTATTGACGCTTCGGCTTCGACAAGCCATTCGTCTAATTTCTCAGCGGTGAGACCTGGTGCATATGTTATGCCACCAAACGTGCCGCCTGCATAGCCTCTTCCATGAGGATTAGCGGCGGCCAAGCATTTACTTGCTGTGTAGGCGAGGGGGCCTTTTACGGCCATCTCCTCGTATGGGCGGGCCTGGATGGCCCTCGGATCATGATCGGGAATCTCTCCATCGACGGCAATCGCAACCTCTCGTTTGACGTGGAGAGTGGAAACCGTATTAGATTTTAGGTCTGGCATAGCATATGCGACCTCCCGAGCAGCGATGAGCTTTGCGCGCTTGTGGAGCGGGTAACGAAGTACCCACACCGGAAATTCCACAACTGTCGCGTTTTTGTAAGCTGGTCCGAAAATTTCGTTTAGGCGGGCAGTCATGCCCTTCCAATAACCGGGGGCCGCATCATCTAAGGGCACTAGGACCCTACCGCGTATGGCCGCGGCGATGTTGTGGGAACACCCGGAATCAACGTAGGCCGGCAGGCCCTCAATTCCCATACCCAAAAGAGTAGGCGGCTTCTTAGGCTCGCACTCCTCCATGTTGGCCTCATCAAATTTGTGATAAGCACCATGTTCAGTTTCGATCACCTGGGTCAGATATCTGTCGCCAGCGCAATACGCCTGTCGGGCGTCATTGTTGCCTACAGCGGCAACTGGTGTGCCGCTCGGAGCGTCGAATTCAAAGAACTCTGCCAGTTCTACTTCGGTGGGGGTGGGTCCGTAACCCGCTCTCTCACCTCGAGTATCCTCATACTCTTTAGGAAAACTTTCCGACCACTTGTTGTGCATTGTCACGGTCAAACCGACGACAAACTCACGTACTATGCGCATCGCATTGAGTATCCAAGTCATAGGATTAGGCAGGTTGACCTCGGGCAAGCAGGCCTTTGCAGCATCAAACATAACGGAGAATGAGGCATACAGGGCCAGGAGGTCAATGGCGCCGGAGGAATAACCACCGAACACCGGGGCTATTATGCCCCAAGCGGAAACCGCGTTCCTCAAACCTTTGCCTAGGAAGAATCTACAAATCTCCGCAAGGCATTCGTGTAGGGTGTGACGGGCCTCGGCCGTGTCACGGAGGGTTGCGCGGAACCATATGCACAATTTTGTCAGTATCCTTTTGAGTCGTCCATCTTTGAGACGGTGCCCCCACAATGGCATTAGGGGCGCCGGGTCCAACTCGTAGGCGGTCTCAGCCAGATTCCGAAGGAATATCTCAGCATGTTGCTGGGTGAGAACGGCATGGTGAATCCCCAAGGCTACAGCCACGCTAAGCTGCGCCGCTATCTCATGATCAGGTGCGTTAATCTTACGACTAAACCCACGAGCGGCACGAGTGCAGTCGGGGACAAGGTCGGAATTCACCTTCCGGCCTTGTGCAAATGATGAGATTTGGGATACCAATGACTTGCTGACAACTATGCGAGTCCCTTTAATGTCTACGATGACCTCTCTGCCGACACTGTAAGCTCCATTTAAGGCGCTATCGGTGCAGAGTGTGGGCATGGCTCCTTGCTTGAAAGTCATGTGCCCATAATAAGTGTCATCGTCCCAGTCGTACGCCTGGGAATGCGTTGGGTCAACGATGACCTCATCGTCGATATGGCGGAATTCGACGACCTCAAGGCTCTGCCGGGAGTAAAGAGCATCCCAGCCGAGTGTTTTCCCTTCGGAAATGTGCGCAGTGCGCTTACCAACCCAGTCAGCGGCACCATGATTATAGTGTCCGTGCCGGCTTCCAACTTGATGGACAGCGACTGAGCCCTTGGTGTCTCTGATGTAAGTGAACTCAGGAGCATCCTGGCCAGGATCATAGCCAGTGCTCCAGAGACCTCCTCTGTGCCCTGGGAACGTATTGTGGCCCGATACCACTGTAGCAGCGGTGCACAAATTGGCCAACTCGTGTATGTCCCCAGGGTCCAGATAATATATGCGATCCCAGATCAGGACATAATCTGGGGCAAAGTGCGAACATGGTTTTAGCAGGGGGCATTTACAGGAATTCGCTACATTCACTTTTTGGTAGCGATAACTGTCCCTAGCAGCCATGAGGCTGAGGTTGTGGTGCAGTTCCACGTTGAATCGTGCGGCTGGACGCACGTGGCTAGGTTTCAAGCCAACACACAGTATTTTAGCTGGTGCACTTCTTTGGTGGTTCTGCCCAATTGTTCGTATAGTGAGGCACGCCAGGGCTTGGCGCGAAAAGTGCCCCACAGGGTGGTTATGTGCCGCTCTCGGGCCGTCACAAACAAAACGGCATTCTGGCACTAAGGAACAAAGCAACTGATATTTGTGGTCAAGCAGATCGCTAGGCAAATGTATAACCAAATCATTAGGATCGTCCGCAATAACGGCCGGGGCGGTGACCCCAGTTGCAGGCAGTGAGTCCGAAGACACCTTGCAACCATCCTCCTTTTCTTTTCCTTTTTCCTTATCGTTCCCATATTTGGCCTTGGCTTTGTCCAGCCTGTTTTGGGCCTTGCGAAGGCGCTTCATGCGCTCGCGTTCCTTCCTGGAGACCGACGGTAGGGAAACCGGGCTCATCTCCAAGAGGTCGAGGGCTATCTCTAGCCCATCCAGGTCCTCGCTCTCGGCGAGGTCCTCCCAATCCTCTACAATAGGGCTATCAAGTCCCGAAGGACTATCTGCTCTTCTTCTGACGTCATCGCTCGAATTAGAGTCGCTAAGTGTACCAGTTGGTTGAGACGAGTTAGCGTCAAGGGTGCTACCTGCTCCAGAGTGACTGGTTGGTGGTAGCCTCGGACGCTTTGGTGGGTCAATTGTGATTGTGCCATCACAACTCGCGCGTAGCGCTGGGTTGAGTCGGTCTCGTTCAGTTGGTGTGCCACGCGGAGCAAGACTAGCTCTTCGCTCTCGGGTTGCATTAGCGCTGCGCACAAGATCCTCACGGCATTTTCCGGAGTGTCTAGTCGAGCAGCCTGCGATATGTTTACGAAGGTCGCGCCCGCGATGGGCGCGATCGGCGTTAGGAGGGGAGTCACCGGTAGGGGGTGGGGGATCAGTGGAGGCCGGCTGTGAAGCTGGCATTCCAGATCGTGACATATTTGGTGATTGAAATTAATGGTGAATGTGTTTTTGAACGATGCCTGCAAGGTCGTTCGAGGCGGATTTATGTACTCTAAGCGGGGTTACCGAGCCACGTATTGCTACGTAGGTTTAAGAGCTACAAAGGGGAATTAGTCCTATGTGTAAAGAAGGTCGATCAACAACAATTAAGTCAGAGACCCTCG